CTAGAGCGTGAGCGATTCCTCGCATGGCAAAGCGAATACCAGGATGACCAGCTGGATAAGGTGAAGTAATGGCTGGCAAAGGTGACGACTACCGCCCGGTAGATAAAAAGAAGTTCTCAGAGAACTACGACAGAATATTCAAGAAGAGGGGAAAGAAGAGTGAGCAACAACGCGATAAGTGAGCCAACGGTAGACGACATCATGAGGTACTGGAGTAAGTGCGGATCGATCACCAAGACTGCAGAGCACTTTGGTAAGAGCTACAAAACAATCGAGCCTATGGTTGGCCGGTATAATCACGCATACGAGCGCAGCTTCAACTTCCCTGAGATTCTGCATGCCAAGAGGTTTGGGGCGTAATGCTCTTTACAGATATCCAGGCAGCTTTTGAAGAGATGGAGTATCTAGTTGAGACCACTGGCTGCACGTTCAGGATCATCAACTCAGGCACTAAGAAACAGGGCTACCATGTAGTGCAGAAAGCAGGCGGGGCTAAGGTCCCGTTCCTGGTAGCAGAGCTCAACTGTCGCAACGTCATAGGCGATGAACAGGTGCAGAAGCGGCGCGGGAGAAAGACCCAGAAAAAGAATGTCGGCAAAAAAGAAATCATCAAGGATGGCCTGTATCAGTACAGCGCACCATCAAGGGCAAAGTAGAGCGCATTCATGCAATCGTGGTATAAAGCATCCATCAATCAATCACTTTGGACGCTGACATGGCACAAGGTAAAGGCGGAAGGCCTACGAAATACAACGATGAGCTCGCAGATCGCATGATGATCGAAATCGCATCAGGGATGTCTGTGCGAAGATTATGCGATGAACACGAGTGGACTCCGGACCAGAAGACGTTTTATACATGGATGTTTAAACACCCGGAGTTTCTCCAGAAATACGAGTCGGCAAAGGCAGCCCAGGCTCAATGGGCAGCCGAATTGATCGAAGAGATCGCAGACAACGCGACTAATGAAGATATCCAGGTTGCCAAGCTCAGAGCAGATGTTCGTAAGTGGACATCATCCCGGCTGCTGCCAAAGAAATATGGCGATCGCACGCAGCTGGACCACAACTCAAGCGATGGATCATTCGCACCGACAGTAATACAGAACGTAATCGTGAGGCCTGGCGATGCAGACTATCCAGTTCAAGACAGCTGAAGTATTTGAACCGCTGCTGTACCCAGCTCGCGTAAAAGCAGCCTGGGGTGGACGAGGGTCAGGGAAGTCCCATTTTTTCGCAGAGCTCTTGATTAGAGACGCATTGATGCAGCCAGGACTACGCGCTGCATGTATCCGGGAAGTACAGAAGTCTCTCAAGCAATCATCCAAGCGACTGATCGAGGATAAGCTGCAGGCATATAACCTGGGAGAGAATGCCGGGTTCAAGGTCTTCCGCGAGGTGATTGAGACTCCAGGGGATGGAGTAATGATCTTCACCGGGATGCAGGACCACACCGCTGACTCTATCAAGTCCCTGGAAGGTTTTGATCGAGCCTGGATCGAAGAGGCTCAATCCATCAGTCACCGATCGCTAGAACTGCTGACTCCAACAATCCGAAAGGACCAGTCAGAGATTTGGGCCAGCTGGAACCCTAACCGGCCAACAGACGCTATCGATCAATGGCTGCGAGGTGAGAACAAGCCAACAGGAGCTGTAGTCGTCAACGCCAACTGGAAGCACAATCCCTGGATTAGCCAGGTGCTGCTGCAAGAGCGGGAAGATTCATTGCGCATGACACCAGACCGTTATCCGCATGTATGGGAAGGTGATTATGCAACAGTGCTGGAGGGAGCATATTATGCGAGGCATCTGTCAGAGGCTGCGCTTGAAGGCAGGATCGGATTCTTTGGTAAAGATCCTCTTGTTAAGTTGCATGCTGTATGGGATATCGGTGGTACTAGTCGCAAGTCTGACGCTACTGCCATCTGGATAGTTCAGTACATTGGGGAAGAGATTCGCCTGGTGGATTACTATGAAGCAGTCGGTCAGTCTTTCGAGGCCCATGTAAACTGGATGCGCGATCGCGGTTATGAGAACGCAATGTGTGTGCTGCCACATGACGGCAGGAAGCACGACATGGTCTACAACGTCACGCCAGAAGGATTCCTACATGATGCTGGATTCACTGTCGAGTCTATCCCGAACCAGGGCCCTGGAGCTGTACTGCAAAGGATTGAAGCAGCAAGACGCATGTTCCCCAGCTGCAGATTCCACGATGAAAACACCAAAGGCGGAAGAGAGGCCCTTGGCTGGTATCACGAGAAGCGAGATGAGGCCCGTGGACTCGGTCTTGGTCCGGAGCACGACTGGAGTTCCCACGCAGCTGATGCTTTTGGCCTGGTGGCCATCTACCGGGAAGGCATTGGTCAGACAGACTCATGGGGTGATACAATACGCAGAAATCTCAAAGGTGTAGCGTAATGGCGGTCAACAAGAAAGTCGGTGTATTTCAAAAGCTGTTTGATCTAATTGCTGAAGCAAACGCAGATCTATCTACTCAGTACCCTGACGTTCCCGTCCCAGAGCTCAAGGTAGACAAGAAGTCCGGCAAAGAATACTTGGGCAAGGGCTCTGATGAGCTCAACAAGCAGTTCCTCAAGGCACGCCAGGCAGCACAGAAAGATATTGACGCTGGCAACTATGACCCCATGTTTCCGGTAGATCAGCGTGAATTTGTTGATCCATCCAAGTATGACATCCAGGGCAACACTCTCACTGACACCCTGCCAAAGACGCAGAAGACGATCGATGCCAAGCGTGCGCAGTTCGACACACCAGAAGCGCGGGCAGCACTAAACGCAGCATTCGACAAGAAAGCCGATGATCCCCTGGCTATGAATTGGTACGCCATGAAGCAGCTGGAAGATGAGTTCATCAAGATGTACGGCGAGGACCTTGGGCGGAAGATGTACAAGGAGCGTTTTGCTGATGCAATGGCGGCAACCACTGGCGGAGCTGACCCTGGTGCTAACCTGGTCTCATCTGCCTACGGTAACTTCATGCGGCAGCAAGGCCTGCGTGCACCAGAGCGTGCGTATGAGATGCCATCACCCGTAGGTGGCCGATATATCTCTGGCAACATGCAGATGTACAACAAGGTCCTGAATGACGGCAGAGCGTTAACCACTGCAGACCAGCCAAAGCGTTTTAACTTCTCAGCTAACTTCCTGGGCGATATGGGCCGGGCAACGATCGATGAGCAGATGACTGCTGGCATGACAGGCGGCAAATTCAACGCACCTCCACAAGGCAGCTACGGCATCATTGAAAATATTGTCGGTGAAGAGGCAGCTAAGCGCGGCATTCAACCAGGCAACATGCAGGACGTATCTTGGGCCGGTCTGAAGGATATTGAAGGTAAGCCAATGATCACGTTTGTGAACGAGGCGATCGAGCGCACATCTCAGCTCACGGGATTGGCCCCAGAGGTGATCAAGGATCTGTATCTCAAAGGTATGCCACTGTACGGTGCGACAGGCCTGGGTGTTATGAACCAGGAGTCAATCATGGGTGCGCTTGACGCGATCGGCCAGGAACAAGGAACCAACTAATGGCTGCCTCGAAAGCCGTAAAGTTACTTGATCGAATACTTGATGCTGGTTACCCAGAAGGCACTGCAAAGAAGATTGCGTCTGGGGAGCTCCCTATGGACTTCATCTCACGCATGAATCGAGCGCGTGAGCAAGGGAATAGAACGCAAGCCTTTAGGGTTGGTGGCACAGGGGATGATCAATTAGGAAGATTGGAGTTCGATCCTGATGCGGGGTTCGCCCAAAGGCAGGGCGGTGGAACATGGTTTGCTGAAGACGCGCCACTAACACACAGCTACATGACTCCTGAAAGCGCGTCATACAGAACGCTTTTGGATACAACAGAATATGGCCGGTTAGATGCCGGTGGTCAAAATTGGAATGATATATATTACGGAGATTTTGAATTTCCTGATGGGTCAACCATTCCAATCGATGAATTACCTGAGTTGTTAAGAAGCAAAGGGTTTGAAGTTAGCGGAGCTATCAACACTACTGACAAGATTGGTAGAGCGGCAAAAGCTCTTGGCTTGAAAGGTGTTGAGATACCTCAAGTCATTGATGTTGGCCCAAATCGCTTTGCCATGACCAGGAATGCTAGAAAAACAGAAGAAGGCAAAGACTGGTTAAGTGATTACGATATGTTTGGCGGTACAAATATATCAGTGCAAGACCCATCGACAATTAGGTCTTATTACGGTGCGGCATTTGATCCTGATAACAAGGGATTGAAAAACATATTAGGCGGCAGCGCAGCTCTCGCAGTAGGCCTTGGTGCTGGTGATGAATCGGAGGCATCCCCAGCAACCACAATTCCAAGGGCAGTAAGCGCGGTAGATAAGGCGATCAATGTCCGGGTAGATAAAAAGGCCGGTATTGATTACGCAGATGAAATACTCAGCGGTAACAAGACGTTCGAGACTCGCAACACAGATAGTCTGCGCCCATATGTAGGGCAGCGCATTGGTATAGCCAGAACCGGAGCTGGAGAGGCAAAAGCACTTGGTGAAGTAGATATCGGTGAGCCGCTTGTTGTCGATGAGGCAACATTCAGAACGATGCAAGATCAGCATCTTGTGCCTCCAGGTACAGATTTCGACATTGCTCCAGGTGGCACAAAGTATCTTTACCCTGTCAGCAACCCTGAAAGATTCGATGCACCAAAAGATGTTGGCCGGGGCATTGTTGCTCGAAAGATCCTTGGCGGTGGTGCTGGGGCGGCTTTCGGTTTGAGTGCTAGTGATGACTCCCAGGCTGCAGATTCGCAACCAAGAATCACTCCAGAGTTTGCTGCCAAGCAATTCGATCGCATTGTGTCCGACAATACCGGCAGAGAAAAGAATGCGTATATCCCAGTCAAACCGACTACAATGGACTATGTGCAAAACGCTGGCCGGGCGATAGTCGATTACTTTGGGACAGATCCTGGCAAAGATATGCTGGGCGGCCTGGGGCAAGAGATTGCTGTCGAGGGCGCGTTAGGCAGCCTGGGGCAGATGATATTTGGTCCAGCTGGTGCGGTAGGTGGTGCTGCCTTGTTACCTAATGTCGCAGGCGATCCCACAATGGATATGCTTAATGACCAGGGCCAGCCAATGACAGAAGCAGAATTTGCTGCCTATAGGAGACAACTGCGTGGCAATTAGTAATTACTCAGAGCTGAAGACAGCGATCGCGGACTTCTTAAACAGGGATGATCTCACATCGGTTATCCCAACTTTTGTTGCCCTGGCAGAATCACAGATTGCCCGTGACCTGCGCCACTGGCGTCAGGAAAGCCGGGTAAGCACCACTTTGAACGAGAGGTTTGAAAACCTGCCAACAGATTGGTTGGAAGGCATTCACATGTACCTGAGTGACGGCTCACCGATCGAGTACGCATCAATTGCTGAGATCGGGCGTCAGAAGATATCAACCAATGATTTAGCAGGTAAGCCTCGGTTGTACACGCTGAACTCAGGACAGATCGAGTTTTACCCCCAGCCAGACGACAGCTACACTCTCACAATGATCTACTTTGCTCGCATTCCTACGATGAGTGCAGACGCAGACACCAACTGGCTGATGA